TCGACCACCGACACGGCGGTGGCGCGGATGTACTGCTCCTTCTGCGTGGGCAAGCCTTCGTTCTCGATCAGGACGAGGGTCTGGCCGACGTTGGGCACGGCGTCGCTGAGGCGCTGGAACAGTTGCACCACGCGTTGGCCCGCGATGTGGTTCTCGAACAGGTAGCCCGCCCATTCGGGGCCCTTATTGAGGTAGGCCTCGATGCGGGTCTGCGCCTGCTCACGGGTGTCGAAGGTCTTGCGGGTGGAAAACAGCGTGACGCTGACGCGCTCGTCCTGCGGCGGTTCGGCCACGATGACGTTGGCACCGAAGTAGGTGTCGGTGTCATCCGTGGCCACTTGCACAAAGCTCTTGCGCAAGTTGACACGGCCTCCGGCGCGATCCAACTCGGAGATGTCGGGGAAGATGGCGTTCGATACGCCATCGGCAATCACGAGGCCCGTGGGCGCACCGCCGCCTTCGGGCACATCGGCCATCACGGCGGACTTCAGCAGTTTCACGTCGCCAGACTGAATTGGCATCAGGCAATCTCCAAAAATCGAAGGGTCAGGCGGTAAAAGTCGTTGCCGGATCGCGCCGGGATGCCCAGCACGGGTTCGGCCTCGATGGCAACCTCCTGGTGACGGAAGGCGACCGTGAAGACACGGCCATCGGTGAAGCTCAGTTCGAAGCGGCCTGTGGCGCCACCCACCGGAATCGCTGCCCAACCGCGCAACTGCTCGACAGCGGCACGCGTCACCCAGGCCATATCGGGTGCTCCCACCAGGGTGATCGGCCGACCGGCCTGCCGGGTGGCAGACTGGATCAGCAAGGCCCCGGTGATCAGGTAGGACGCATTGGCGACCGCAGGCGACCACGCGTGTTCGTCTGCCCACAGCAAGTCGTCGGGCAATGGCAAAGCCACCCCGGTGGCGAGGTTCTTCAGTTGCATCAGGGAATCTCAGACAGTGCGGGCGCGGGCGGCGTCTAGCAGTTGCAAGAGGCGCGCTTCATCGCGCGCATCGACGGTGGCGTTGACCTTCTGCTGTCCCGCAGACAGTTCCACGCGCACGGTGCGGGTGGGCGTGCTTTCGGACAACGAGGGACGTGGCAGGCTGCGGCTTGCGGGCTGCACCAGACCGCCCGAGGCAAAGCCCTGGATGCCCGCCAGCGCACGCCCGGCCAGTGCCTGCGCCGGAGCGCTCAGATTGTTGATGGCTTCGAAGAAGCCCGCGCCGTAGCGGGCGACGGCCTGCCGGTTCACGACGAACTCGCCCGGGGTGAGCATCGCAGGGACGGTGTCGGACTTGGCTAAACCCCCACGGGCAAAGAACTGACCGTCTAGAGACTCCATATAGTCGATCAGGTCGCGTTCGAAGTCCTTGCCGTACATGATGACCGTAGACATGGCGTAGCGCCAACGCTGGCGGATGCCCTCCAGTTGGGCTTTTTCGTTGGCGGTCAGGGTCTTACGGTCGACCAGTTTCTCCAGATCCCGCCGATCGGTACGTGCCATCGGCATCCAGTAGGCAAAGGTCTTGTCCTTGGCGTCCAGGCTTCCGCTGTAGTTGATCTGTCCGAGTGCCTTGATGCCCAGTTCGATCATCTTCTCGGTTTCAACCACCTCGCGATTGCGCTTGGGTGGTTGCGGGCCGACCGCGCCGCCGCGTGCAAAACGAGCGACGGAATTGGAAACTTGCGCCAGGCGCGCCAAATTGCCCGCGCCGTACTTACGCACCGCCGCCTTGCGAAGCACAAAGGCGCCCGCCTCCAGGGTCCGTGGCACAGTGTCGTGGTGACCCGAGCCCGGCACATTCCCGCCAGCCATCCGGGGGAACGCAGGCGCTACCGCACCGCCACCAGAGAAGTTCAGCACCCGGCCGACCATGCCGCCGGTAGCGTTCTGCTCCACCTTTTTGACGTAGATGGTGTGCGTACTGCTGGTATTGGCACCGTTGAGGCTCATGATTTCTGAACGGGCCGCATCGGCATTGGTGCTGACCTGGTGGCGCGACTCGGTCTGGATGCGATCAAGGGCTTTGATCATTCCGTCCACGTTGGTAATCGCGGCTTGGGCTTTTTCTGTTGCCACCTTGAGCTCGAACTGCGCGTTCTGATCGGCGTAGGTCTTGAGCTTGTCCAGTGCCTCCCGGGCCTTGGATACATCGGCATCGACCGGCAGCGTCTTGCCCTCTTTGAGCAGCTGCTCGTATTCCTTGAGTTTCTTTTCCGCCTCCTGCAGATCGGCCTGGATTTGCAGCAGGTATTCCTTCTCGGCCAGCGCCTTGTCCAGCTCAGCGATGGCCTGGTCGAAGCGCGTGGTGTCGGCATCGAGCGTGAGTTTCAGACCCTCTTGAAACTTGGATGTGATCTGGTCGATCTGGGTTTGCGTCTGCTCCAGCGTCTGGCGGATCTGGTCTCGGGCCGTCAAGGCCGACTGGGCCGCCGTCTGGTGGGCTTTGGCCTCCGCATCCAGGGTCTGGTTGAGCAGTTCCTCGGACTCCCGGATGCGCTGGATAGCCTGGTTGACGCCATCTTTGCCCTGGGCAATCTGCGCGTCGGCCTCCCGGGTCTTTTGCGCCAACTGGGTACGGAGTTCATCGGCCTGACGCATCAGTGCATTGGCCTTCTCGTACTCCTGGTTGCGAAAGGCCTGGCGCGACTGTGCTTCGAGTTGTGTGACCTGCGATACCGCCTGTTCTGACTGTTTGCGAGCATCCTCGCCGCGCTTGGCCTCGCTGGTCTGGCTGCTGGCCACCTGTGCGGCCAAATCCATCGCTTTCTGCGCGAGCTGCCGCGCTTGCTCGAATTCACCATTGGCCAGCTGCTCACGGGCCTTGGTCTGGTACTCCGCGATCTGGCGTTTCCGGTCCTGCGTGGCCTCGTACTCCGTCATGCCCTGGCGCCGAATGTCGCGCACGCGCTCCTCCGTGGACATGGACAGCTGTCGCTTGGCCTCCTCGATGCGCTGGACTTCCGCCAGATGCCGGTTGGCCTCGGCGTTGAGGGCGTCGATGTGCTGGCGGTACTCAGAGAGCGCCTGGGTCAGCGTCTGGCGCTTGGTGGCCAGGATGTCGTTCTCGACACGCTGCACGTTGGCACGGCGCTCATCCTCGGTCTGGCCTTGCCGGGCGGCGGCGTCCTTGCGCGCCTGCGTTTCCTGATCGATCAGGCCAAGTGTCTCGGTCGTCGCCTGACGGCGCAGCGTGGTTTGCTGGGTGAGCGCCTCGGTGAGCAGTTGGGTGGACTGGGTGATTTGCGCCGCCTCGGACTGCTTGGAGAGCTCGAGGGCAGATTTTTCTTGGTCGTAGCGGGCTTTGACGGCCTGGATCTGTTGCTGAAGGTTGGCCTCCACGATGGAGGTAAGCCCTTTGTAGGCTTCGGCCATCTTGGCGGTGGCGTCATTGACCTGCGCCTGCGCCTTACCGACCGCCTGTTCGACCTCGCCCAGCCGGGACTTGAGCTTCTCCAACGCAGCATGTACCGCCTCGATGCCACGTCCGACCGCTTCCTGAGTGCCTTGGCGCACGGCTTCGAGCCGCTTGGCGATTTCCTCGACAGCGGTGGCCGCCGTATTCATCGCACCCTTGGCAGCCTCCGTCCCCTTGCCCGCGTCGGCGTACATCTGCGCAAAGATCTGGTTCATCTCGGCGAGGCGCTGCTGGTGGCGCTGGGTGGCCTGGGCAATAGTGTCCGAAGTGAAGATGGCTGCGAAGGCTTCCCAGCGGTACTGAAGTTGCTCCACGCCCTTGACCAGCATTTCCACCATGAAGATGCCCGCCTTGCGGACGATCTCGAATTTCTCGGACAGCCAGGTACCGATTTCCCAACCCACGAGGAAAGCGCCCAGCACGGCAAACGCCGTCTTGAGCAAGCCCACGCTGGCCACAGCCGCCGACACCGACAGGTTGGCCGTTGCCCAGGCCGCCGATGTGGCGCTGGCGGCTGTCACTGCAGCCGCACCTGCCGTCTGCCAGGCCGTGATCAGGGCTGGGATCAGGCGGTAGATGAGCACGGCCAGACCCACCTCGGCGATGCGCTGCAGCCACTGCATCACCAACTCCAGGTTCTGCGATAGCCAGGTCAGCGCCTCGGCAAGCTTCTTCGTGAAGCCTGTCGATTCGTCCAGACGGCTGATCCACTGGCCGAAGGCATTGGACAAGCGCGTGAACGCCTGGCTCACGGTGGCGGGCAATTGGGCGTATTCAGCCGCCAGCTTGTCCTTTTGGCCCATCAACGCATTGACCACCACGTCGGCAGTGAGCCGACCCTCCTCAGCCAGCTTGCGCAGCCGTCCGATCGGCACATTCAGTCCGTCAGCCAAGGCTTGCGCCAGACGGGGGCTGTTCTCAACGACAGAATTGAACTCCTCACCGCGAAGCACTCCCGATGCCAGGGCCTGGCCAAACTGCAGCAGGGACGACTGCGCCTCGGTGGCCGAAGCGCCCGAGATGCGCAGTGCCTGCGAGATGCTCTCGGTAAGGGTGAGCGCATCCTTTTGCTCACCGCCGAGCATCCGCACCGCCTGCTGGAGCTTTCCGTACAGCGTGGCGGTTTCCTGGATCGGAACGCCAATACGCTGGGCGATGTCGAAAAGCTCCTTCTGGGCAACGGCGTACTCGCGCTGGCCAGCGGTGGCGAGCTTAAGGCGAGCGGACATCATGTTCCAGGCGTCCGCGATCTGGACGATCTCCTGCACCTTGCCGCTGGCCCAGTTGATGGTCAGGAAGGCCAGCAGTTGTGTCTTGGCACGGTTGATCTGTTCGCCAAAAGCGGAGACCCCCGCATTGACCTCGGCCATTCCGGCAGATGCCTTCTGGCCGGCGGTCTTAGCGCTGCCCGAGAGTTCGCCCAGCGACTTCTCCGCCGAATCAACGGCGCGCTTGAGCCCCTCATCAGCGCCTTCGAGGGCAACGAGGACAGAGATGCGATTGGCCATTGCTCAATCCACACGTCGTAGCTGTTTTTCGATGGCTGCTGCCAGTCGCGGAACACGTCCAGCGACCAGGCGCTCGACATTCAAGCGTTTTTTGAGCTGCACGCGTGGCACCAGCACTGCAATAGGAATGTCTGCCCCGCGCTTCAATTTCTTGATCCCCTCGGCCTTGCGGTAGCGGCGCTTGAAGCCCCCCAACGGCCGGTCGTGTTCCTTGATGTTCTCAGCCATCAGCACGATGTTCCCCTTGGCGTTCTTGATGAAATAGGCATTGCCACCGCGCATCAGTTCGGCGATCTGCGCCTTGAAGCGTTTGCGGCCCACGCGCCCGTGCAGCGGGATCAGCATCCGGCCGGAAATAGAGCCGCCACGCTCGTGGATGCCCGACCACGGGATGCGCGAGCCGACGTAGAGCGCGGGCAGCAGGTTCTTGTCCTTGTCGAGCACCTTGGCGGTAAAGCCCTTGACGAAGGACTTCTTGACCACCGCCATCTGGCCCGCGACGTGGGTGCGCACGTCCTCCTTGAGCTCGGTGGCTTCACTGGCGATGCCACGCGCGACCGCCTTCTTGACCTTGTCGCGAAACTCGCCGCCCCAGCGGCGCAACTGCGCCTGCGCAGCCTTGCTATCGATGCGGATCGAGATGCGCACGGTCTTGGAGCCTATCGAGGGTCTGGTCGAGGTGACGCGAATCGCCGCGCGCGCCGATGGCGATCAGCGAGAGCAGCCGCGCATCGCGTGCGGCGTCCACCCGCGCGGTGGCGGCAGCGAAGCCGCGCACCTGCGCTAGGGTGTAGTCGAGGATGTCGGGCAACCGGTGGCCGCGCTCGATCAGGTGCTGGACGGTGTCGAACCAGCCGTGACGGCGGCTGCCGCCGCACTCGTCCGCGCGATCAGACCGCCCATTTCTCCGTTCAGTCGCGGCATCACCGTCCGGGTAAAAAAATCGGCGTTCACCTCGATCACCTTCGCTGCCAGCAGAATCGCCTCGTCGGCGGCCAGCTCGTCGACCCACGCGCGCGGCTTGCCGATGGCAATCGACACTGCGGTCAGCAGTTCGTCACCGCGCTCGCCGATCAGCGTCAGCCAGTCGATGCCGTCTCCACCGATCTGCTGCATCACCGGCGTGATCGCACGCAGGAACGCGGGCATCTGCCCGACCTTGAGTGGCTTGATCGCCAACGGCTCGCCGTCGATGACCAGTTCCACCGCCTGCGGGATGAGGGTTTCCAGATCACTCATGGCAGTCCCCATTACAGTTGCACGATACGGCCGAACTGGCCGAGCACCGCGTCGTAGGGCTTGGTGGTGTCGGCCAGGAGCGAGCCTTCCAACTCGAACTTGTTGTACTCGTCCGAGATGAAGGAGATTTCCTTCAGCGGATCGAAGGCCACGCGGTACAGCTCGACCAGCACCTTGGCGTTGCCCTGCGCGGTGTTGATGCCTTCCAGGCGCAGGTAACGCTCGGGCAGCGCCTGCGTGAAGATGCCGATCTCGGTGGCGACGCCGTAGCTGTAGGCGGCCTTGAACGGTGCGGTGAAGCCGGTGGTATCCAAAAACTGGAGGGCACCGAAGTCGGTGTCGGCGGTGTAGTGCGTGCCTGCGGTCAGCGTCGCGGGCGTGCCCGCCGAGTCGGTCACCACCAGCGCCGACACCTTGGGATGAGCGAAGAAGTAACGGTCACCCACCACCGGAGCTGCGCCGCCGATGGGCTCAAAGGTCACAGTGCCTGTGCTGCCGGTGACGTGGTTGCCGTACAGCGCCAGCGCGAGGTTTTCCTTGGTGAACTCCTCGATGGTGAGGTTCACGGTGGCCGACTTCTGCTTGACCATCCGGTGGTCGAGCGAGCGCTGACCGGTCTGGCTCTCGTAGTGCTCCAGCACGTCGGTCTTGAGCGAGAGCTTGAGCTCGGCGACGTTGCCGGGCGAGCGCACTTCGATGGGCTGGCCGGATTCGTCGCGCTTGCCGAGGAAGACGCGGCCCTGAAAACTGGCGTAGGTGCTCATGATTTGGATTCCTTGCGTTGGGTGGTGATGGGTCGGATGGGCTCAATGGGTGTGCCGTCGCCTTGCGGCTGGGGCTCGGGTACGGGCTGGCGGTCGTGGCGGGCGATGCCGTTGGCGATGAGCCAGTCGGCGGTGCCACCATCCACATCGAGCCGTTCGCCCGCCTTGTGGGCTTGGCCCGCGTGGGTGTGCGGTTGGGTCAGAACGATGGAAGTCATGGTTGTCATCCTTTGGCTGAAAGATCGGTGTCGAGCGTTCGGTAAGTGACGCAATAGCGCGCCGGGATCGTTGCGGCCACCGCGTCGGCGTCCTCGACGTCCCACTCGCATTCCTGCTCGCGGATGCCAAGGCTCAAGCCACCTAGGTTCCGGTCGGCCAGCAGCGCGGCGTGGGCAGCAGTGAGCAGCCGGTCGGCTTCTGTCTCCGGAATCGCGGGCGGCACCGCGCGGGCCAGCGCGACGAGGCGCACGATCAGTTCGCGCGTGACGCGGTCGTTGGCGCGCTCGGTGATGGATTCGGACTCGGGGAACACCACCAGCGCCGGGCATCGCTCCCGGCTGATGGCCACCGTGGGCGAGCGGTGCAGCGTGGCCCCGAGCGATTCCACCGGCGTGCGGACAGCCGCCATCACCGCGAGCAGAATCTGTTCGCGGATCGAGTTGCCGGACACGGGTCAGAGCCTTGTGAGCTTGGCGCGCATCTCCGAGCCATCGCCCACGGCTCGGATGTCGCGCACCTGATAGATCACGCCGCCGATCTCCACCGTGTCGCGCGGGGCCAGACCCACGAACACCGAGGCCGGATACGACATCTGGTGGTCGGTGGTCGAGGCCAGCCCATCGAACATGGTGTCGTCCGGAGCGGCGAAGCCAACCGGGTGGAGCTGCGCTGTCGTGCCGTCCGAAGGACGCCAGAGGCAGTCCTTCAAGAGCCCGGCATTGGCGGCCGATTCGTAGATCTGCTCGACGAGACTCATCACGCCACCGTCAACTTCACCAGCACACCCGGACGATGGCACATCGGCAGCGGGTTGGACTGCGTGTGCAGATCGGTGCCCCGGTCGAACTTGCGCGGCTCCTGCTTGGCGTACAGCGGCTGGCCGACCGTGTTGACGGTTTCGTTGAAATCCGCCGGTGCGAAGTAGGTGCCGAAGGTGTCGATGGTGCCCACCGGGAAGGCATGAGCCTCGCCAGCGGCGATGAAACGGCGTGCGGTTCCGCTGGCATCGGTGGCCTGACCCCGGTACTCCTCGAAGGTGATACCGCCGTAGGTGAAGCCGCGACGCACGTCGTTGATGAGGATTGCCCCGTTCTGCCAGTTCTCGAAGGCCTTCTCGACCTTGGCGTGGCCGGTGAGCGCGGCGAAGAACTCCGGCGAGCACAGGCAATGGACACCATTCATGAACTCGCCTTTGAGATTCTCCTCGATGGTTGCCAGCACCGTGGTGCACTTGGCTTTCACATTGGTGCCCGCCGTGCCCAGCTCGAAGGCCACCGCCTGCTGGGTGATATCGAAGGCATCGAACAGGTCGTAGAGAACCGAGCCGTCCGCGTCGAGGATCACGCCCTTGAGCGCACCCATGCGCAGGTGCTCCAGCGTGATCGCATGCTTGTTGCGCATCGTCTCCAGATGGCGCGCGATCACGCCTGCCACCGTCTCGGTTTCGGTTTCCGAGCCGAAGGCACGGATGCCTTGGACTTCCTCCGGCAGCACCACGTCGTCGTGCGGGATGTGCGGCACCACGAAGGAGCGCAGCTTACGTTTTCCACGCACGCCAACCGTGCCGGGTGAACCCGGTGGCAGCGTAGGCAGCAAGTTGAGCACGCCGTTCATTTCCTCGACGACGATCTGGCGCTGCCGTACCGGCTTGGACGGCATAAGGTTCAGTTCTTCCAGACGCCCATAGCGGTTGGGCAGGATGTTGATGGCGGCGGTGAGCGCTGCCATCGAGAACGCAGGATTGCTGAAGGGATTGTTCATGATCAGGCTCCTTGACGGACGAGCACGCCCAGCGCCTTCAGTTGCGCGATGGCGGCGAGTTTTTCGGCGGTGGTGATGGCGTCGGGCCACGCGAGCGCGTGGTGGGCGACGATGGCGTGGCGCGCAACAACGAGACCGTCGTCACGGTCGATCAACGCGGCGTCGCAGGCCTGTAGCAGCACGCCAGCGGCGACCTGCGTGCCGTCTTCTGCGGACGGATCAAGCTGTTTGAACTTGGCCGTTGCGGTGACGATCCCGACCACCGTGCCCAGCGGCAGGTTCTGGCCCGAAGCGACCGTGACGCGGTCGCGCGAGTAAAGGTTTGGGGCTTCGTACTTGAGCAGGTCGCCCAGGTTCAGAGGTTCGGCGAGAGAGGGCATCTCAGATCTCCTTCTTGGTGGATTGCGCTGCGATCTGCTTGGCGGCGTCGATCAGCGGATTGCTGGCCACAGGGCGCGCGGCGTCGGGGGCGATGCGGCTGGTGATTTCGGGACTGGCTTCGGCCTGCGCCGCAAGCAGTTGGCTGCGCACCTTGGCGGGCGAGGACTGGGCTTCGAGAAAGCCCGCGATCAGGTCAGTGCGCCCGGCCAGCGTGCAGGTCTGGGCGATTTCGACGGCGTCGGCCACGCTCAGCGCGGTGGCGGTGGAGGCGGCGGACGGTTGAGGAGGACTGCCAGCAGGATCAGCAAGAGGCCGATCAGGAGCAGCGGGGTCGGTTCGATCATTCATGGAAGACTCCATCTGGTGGTTGCGAAGAAAGCCCGCTTGGCTGGCCGGAGCCACCTGAGTCGGGAGTGGGGAAAGCGATTGCGTGAGTTGCGTGAGCGCGTCGTCGAGGCTGCCGACGGCATCGGCAAGACCGGTGGCAACGGCGTCCGGTCCGAAGAACAGGCCCGCTTCGGTGGCGCGCACGGCGTCCGCATCGAGGCCGCGATGTCGAGCGACCATCTCGACGAACAGCTCGTAGACGCGATCCACCTCGGCCTTGAGAACCGCGTGCGCGGCGTCGGAGAGCGGCTCGTGCGGGTTGAGGTCGTTCTTGCGCTCGCCCGCGAACACGGCGGTGTAACGAACACCGTCCTTGGCGTCCTTGACGGATTGATCGATGTGCATGGCGATGACGCCAATCGAGCCGACACCGCCGGTGCGCGCGACGAACACGCGGGTGGCGGCGGACGCCAGCGCATAGGCCGCCGAGAACGCCATGTCGTTGGCCACGGCCCAGACGGGCTTCACTTGCGACGCCACGCGGATACGGTCGGCCAGATCGAACACGCCGCCCGACTCGCCACCCGGCGAGTCGATGTCGAGCAGGATCGCAGCGACCTCGGGGCTGGTGAGCGCGGCGTCCAGTTGCGCGGCGATACCGGTGTAGCTGGCGAGACCCGATTCGGCCTCGAGGCCCGAGGTTCGGCGCACCAGCGTGCCGTGGATCGGGATGACGGCAACCTCGCCGCTCGGAGGCCCAGGCGCGCGGGCCGCAGGCGTGTAACCCACGGGCGCGGCGAGGTCGGCGAGGCCGATGCGCGCACCGAGCACGGAGAGGATGATGTCGAGTTTCGGCCGATGAATCGCCAGCGGCACGCCGAACAGGCGCGCAGCCAGATGAGGTAGCAAAGTCATGGGAATCCTTCGGGAAAGCGGTCAGGCAGCGAATCAGGGAAGCGATTGGCTACCGGTGATGTCCGGCGCGTTGGCGCTGCGGTTGGGTTCGGCGCTGCCGCCGTCTTTGGACGTGTAGCGAGGGTCGGAGTCGAAGATCAAGCCGAGGTCGTCGGCGCGCTGGTTGTCGGCCGCAATCTCGCGGTCGACGTCTTCGGCGTCGTAGCCGTTGGCCGAGATGGCTTCCGAGCGGCTCATCAGGCCGGCGCGGATAGCCAGCAACATCGCTTTGAATTCCTTCTCCGGGTCAACCCACTGCCAGCCCTGGGGAATCCACTT